CTTGGCGAGCTCAAACATCTTGCCGAAGAACGTAAACTTGTCTTCGACCAGGATATAATGACCTTTACCATGGGAAATTCTGTAGCATTACAGGATTTAAATGGTAATTTGAAACTATCTAAAGAGCGTTATTCTCAGAAGATAGATTCTGTATCGGCAATGATGGATGCTTTTATTGCATTTAAACTCCATCGTGAAAATTTCTGAAAGGGTAGTCATGTATGAACTAGAAGGCACTGACTTCATCGCTATGACCGAATCTGAATACCTAGAACATTTCGGTGTTCCAGGAATGAAGTGGGGGCATAGGAAATCCAGAGCAAAAGCAGCTGAACATAAAGCCGATAAGAAAGCATATCGTTATGCTAAGAAGGCTAAAAAGATTAGCGATGCCTTGTATAGTAAAGATAAGATCTCAGAAAAGCAAGCTAGACAAGTAGATGCTAATCTATATAATGCTAGACGTAAGTTGCATGGTAAATCTAAGCTATCTCAAGAAGAAGCAGCAGACAAGCAAAATAATCGAGATATAGCAATACAAAATGCTGTTAGAATCGGTCAGATTGGTGTATCTTTGGCATCTGTCTATCTTAAAACTCATCCAGATGCGATGAAAAAAGGTGCACAGTTTACCAGTCGAATGGGCTATAATGCGGCGAACTCTGTTATGAATACTGGCGTAGTTAAGGCCTATGCTCGACGTAAAAAATATGGTAAATACATTAATACTACCATTGCTGGAATAGGACAATAAACCATGTATGAACTTGATGGTACTGACTTCGTTGCTATGACTGAATCTGAATACCTCGAACACTTTGGCGTTCCGGGTATGAAGTGGGGGCATAGGAAAGCTACACGATATGCAAAACGTGATGCTAAAGAGACTCAAAAAGCAAAATTTATGTATGGTGACACCGCTGGAACTAGACGTAAGCTGATTAAAAACCAGGTAGCAGCTCGTTCTAAAAAATCACCAACTTATAAAAAAGCCTATGAAGAAGCAATGGCAAAACAGGATAATTCTAACGCTATTGCTATTGGTGACCGTGAGCATAAGAAGCAAGTGCATAAAGAAACAAGGCATCGTATAAATAGAAGGCTTAAGACCGCCGCAATCAGTGGTGGTACAGCCGCCGTTATTCTAGGTGCTTCCTATGCTGTTCACAACCCACAAGCTACCGCACGATTCTTAAAAACTGCAACTCGAATGACCGTTTCATATGGCCAGTATGCTTATAGTAGTGCCAAGAGTTCTAGAACTCGAAAAAACGCTACTAATTGGCTAAAGAAACAAGGTATCGTATGACAGAACCTTTAACCGATAGACTTAAGAATGCGTGGAACGCATTCAAAAATAAGTCACCGACGCTCGAAAATTCTTCATATTATGATTATGGGGTATCGGGAGATGCTCCATATCAAGGGGAACGGCCGAGTACTCGTGAACGGTCTATTATTGCGGCTATCTACAATCGTATAGCCTTGGATTGTGCTATACAAGATTTTAGACACGTTCAGCTTGATGAGTATGACAATTACTCAGGTGACATTTCTTCCTCATTGAATCGTTGTCTTACACTTCGTCCAAACGTTGACCAGACTTCCCAGGCTTTTATACAAGACTTAGTATTATCAATGTTTGACGAAGGTAATATTGCTATTGCACCAATAGATACTACTAGCGAAGTAGATTCTACAGGTGGCGAATCATCTTTCGATATTCAATCTATGCGTGTCGGAAAAATTGTCGAGTGGATGCCTCAACATGTTCGATTGAATATCTATAATGACCGAAGTGGTAATTTCGAAGATTTAGTTTTCGCAAAGAATAAGGTCGCAGTACTTGAGAATCCATTTTATTCAGTAATGAATGAGCAAAATTCGACAGTTACTCGACTTCTTCGTAAGTTGACACTTATGGATCAGTATGATGAAGCAATCGGTGCTAATAAGCTTGATATCATTATGCAATTCCCATTCAACGTTCGTTCTGACGCATTGGAACGAGAGGCTGGTAAGAAGATCAAACTTCTTACTGACCAGTTAAATACCAATAAGTATGGCGTTGCATATGTTTCAAGTTCTGATAAAATTACCCAGCTTAATCGTCCACTTGAGAATGCAATGGCTCCTCAGGTAGAAAAATTAATGAGTAATCTCTATGCCGAACTTGGTATTACACCCGAAATCATGAATGGTTCGGCAAGTACTGATGTTATTCAGAATTATCTGCATCGAACGATCGAACCAATCTTATCCGTCATCGCACAAGGCTTGGAATTTGCCTTCTTGACAACGAGAGCATACAACAGTGGTCAACGAATCAAATACTTCCAGGATCCATTCACTTTGGTTTCTATTAAGGACCTTGGTGATGTGTTTGACAAGATGATTCGTAATCAGATTCTTACTGGTAATGAAGCTCGTGCTGTTCTACTTAAGAAGGCTGTGCAGTCTGATTCTGCTAATAGTCTTGTCAATCCTAACATGCCATTGGACAAGTCTACTCACTCTATGGATTCGCCCACTAACCCCAAGGAGGAAGAACCCGAGACACCTGCATAAGCTTGATTCTCGATATGTCAAAATGGCAATAATTTTTTAAGGAGACGTATGTCAAACAATAAACCTGATTTTGTTGGCTACGCAACCCGAAACGATGTCGAATGTACAGATGGTCGAATTATTCGGCAAGATGCATTCAAGGATAATGATGGTCAAAAAGTACCTTTGGTATGGATGCATGACCATAACAATCCCGACAATGTTCTCGGTAATGTAGTACTGCATAACAAGCCCGACGGTGTTATGTGCGAGGGGTATCTTAATTCTACCCCTCGAGCAAAAAATGTTCGGGAGCAATTGACACATGGTGACTATTCGTCACTATCTATCTTTGCTAATAAACTCGTAAGCCATGGAAAAGATGTAGTCCACGGTGTCATTCGTGAAGTAAGTCTCTGCTTGGCGGGAGCAAACCCCGAAGCATCTATCATGAATGTTGCTATTGCACATAGTGATGGATTTGATGATATTCTCGAAGATACAGCGGTTATCTATTCCGGCGATGATAATTCATATTTGGAGCATTCAGATGACAGCTCGATCGCGTCGAAAAAAGATCCAAAAGAAAACTCGTACAAGAAAACAGTGAAGGATAGTAAAATGGCTAATGCTGAGCAATCACAAAACGAAGATGATAAGGAAGAGACCATTCAGGATGTTCTCGATACCATGTCTGATAAGCAGCGTGAAGTTGTAAATGCCCTAGTGGGCATGGCTCTCGATGAAGAGCCAGATAATACGGATGATACTAATGAGGATGACGAGGATGCGGTCAAGCATTCTGCTTTCTCTGATGATGAACCTACTATTCTTGTTGCAAAGAATGCTTTTGAAGAAGGAAATTCAATGAAACATAATGCTTTTGAAGGTACCGGAAGTGCTTCTCGAGTCGACATCCCGGAACGTAATAGCTTGATGCATAGTGCATTTGTTGCTGCCCAGCGTGGTTCTTTCCAGGGGCACTTTATGGAAGCGCTCGCTGATGAGGTATCCAACAATTCGGATTCCTCTTTGGCTCATGCTTTCGATACGGCGGAATCCTCTATTGCTGGTGATGGATATAGTGCTAAGACTACGAGGACGGGTGCCATTACTAATGACCCGACGGGCGTTAACAAGTACGGCTTCGGTACTTACAACAGCTTGAAGCTTCTGTTCCCTGATGCTAAGCTTGTCGGTGGTATGCAGGTCCTCGATTCTGATGAATCTTGGGTGCAGGCAATTCTTGGCGGTGTGTCCAAGAGTCCATTCGCTCGTATCAAGACTTTGTCGTATGACCTTGGCGACAACCTCACTGAGGCAGATGAGGATAAGGTTCGCGCTCGTGGTTACCTGACTGGAAACATGAAGTTTGAGCAGTGGTACGATCTTAAGGGACGTGAGACTACTCCTACTACTATTTATGCCAAGCAGAAGCTCGATCAGGATGACTTGGTCGACCTTGCGGATAACTTTGATATTGTCCCTGTTCTGTGGAATAACATGCGACTGAAGCTGAACCAGGAAATCGGTTTGGCTATCACTCTTGGTGATGGTCGTGAAGCTACTTCTCCGGATAAGGTCAATCCTACGCATATTCGTCCTCTTGTTTCGGAGAATGAAGCGTATCGAATTGCGCTTCCGGTTGATGCTCTGCCGAAGGCTTCTGATAGTGATGACACCAAGACTGCTTGGTTGAATAAGTTTATCGATGATGTCACTGTCGGTATGTCTGATATGCGTGGTACCGGATCGCCTTCGATGTTTGTCGGCCGTAAGACTATTCTTCGTATTCTTACCGCTCGCGACAAGATCGGTCACCGTCTGTATGCCAACATGGCTGCCCTTGCAGATGCCATTGGCGTCAAGGAAATCGTTCCTATGGACCAGCTCGATGGTTACGTTCGTAAGAACTTCGATGGTAATACCCAAGATACTAAGAAGGATCAGCCGCTCTTTGGTTTCATCACCAACCTTCAGGACTACAATGTTGGTACTGATAAGGGTGGCAATATCACTAGCTTCAACCAGTTTGATATCGACTTCAACCAACATAAGTACCTGATGGAAGGTCGTATGTCTGGTGCCGAAACGAAGCTCAAGGGTGTGATGACGCTTGAACTCCCAAAAGCGTAACGTCGGTGGCGATCACCGCCTCTGATGGCGGCCCCGCTCCGACAACCCTTGAAGTAGGAAAGACTATTCAGCTTAAGTCTGAAGGTAAGTAATACTTCATTATTAGGTTTCCGACCGAATCGTAGAAACCGTCAAAATAGGAGAATATTATGGCAAAGTTCTATGGTAAGGTCGGATACCTTACTGGTTACGATGAACCAGAAATTGGAATACAAGAACCTGTTTTTACTGAACATGCATCGTTTGGTGATATTATACGTAAGTCTCGAAATCTGGTGAATTCTACTGATACTCCAAACACGGATATTAAGTTAAATCACCAGATTTCGATTCTTATGGATGCTTATGTTCAAGATCATTATACTGAGATTCGATATGTTCGTTGGAATAATGTAGCTTGGACTGTTACCTCACTTGAGGTAAAAGAGCATCGATTAATTCTAGAAGTTGGAAGTAGGTGGAATGGCTACTCGGGAAGCTCTGCATCAGATACTGGTCAGTATACTGGGGACTAATTCTGTATATTATCAACCTCCGTCAGGTTTTACTATTCAGTATCCTTGTATTGTATATCATTTGGATGATATTCAAAAGCTCAATGCTGATAATATCACCTATCGACTTAAGCATAGATATTCGGTTACTTATATGACTAGTAGGTCACCAAATCAAATTATTATAGATAAACTGACATCTATGCCTCTATCAAAATTCAATACAAGATTTATAAATGAAAACATATATCATACTGTTTTCACTATTTACTTTTAAGGAGTAACAAGATGTCGAAACTTATTTTTGACGCAACTGGAACTCGTGAATACGAGCTGGGTGTATCTAAGGCGGTTCTTTTCCCGCTGAGTGATGCTGGAACTTACAATAAGGGTATCGCTTGGAATGGTATTACTGGCGTTACAGATTCGCCTGATGGTGCTGAAGCCAAGGACCTGTATGCAGACAACATCAAATATGCTTCGTTCCGTACGGCTGAAACTTTCGGTGGTACTATTGAGGCATACATGTATCCTCCGGAATTTGCGGTTTGCGATGGCACAGTGGAAGTTGTTCCGGGTGTCACCTTTGGTCAGCAGTCTCGTCGTACCTTCGGCCTTGCCTATCGTACTGAGAAGGGCAACGATACCAATGATGAACTTGGATACAAGATTCATCTGGTGTATGGTGCTACTGCTTCGCCTTCTGAGAAGAAGTATGAATCTGAGAATGATTCTCCGGACGCTATCACCTTCTCTTGGGAATACCAGACCACTCCGGTTTCTGTAGATGGTATTGTGGTTCCGGGTCTGACGAAGCCACTGAAGAGTCTTTCGACTATTACTTTTGATTCTACTTTGTGCGATCTGAAGTCGTTGGAAGATGCTATTTACGGTACTACCGAAGCGGAAGCACACCTTCCGATGCCTGCGGAAGTCCTCACTCTTGTAAAAAAACCGTGACGTCGGTGGTGATTACCGCCTCTAATGGCGGCGTTGCGCCGACACAAATTACAGTAGGTAATACTATCCAACTGAAAACTAAGGAAGTGTGA